CGGAGATTCTCGGCGAGTTCCCTACGAAGGCGGCGAAGGCGCAGGCCCCGGCGGAGACCGCCTGACGCTGCCTGATTTCATCTATTCCACCTACAACAGCCTTCTGGAAGCCGGCTGGCGCATGGACGAGATCGACCGGATGGACCTGCCGGGGTTTCTCAGGATCCGCGCGTGGAACGCAAGGCGGGAGGCGGAAAAAAAGAAACCCCGCCGACGCCATATCGACGAGGTGTGGCCGGATGTGAAGCCATAAAGCTCATTCGGACAGGAACAGCGCCCGGAAACTGTCCTGACGCTGGTGAAGGATGCGGACGACAAGCACTGTACTTTCCATGCACACATAGAAGACGCAGTAATTTTCGCAGATCAGGTACCGATACTCGGTATGTACCGCGATCAGCGCATCCAGAGGTTTGCCGCGACCGGGATGATGTTCCAGCGAGGAGACGCTCTTTTTGAGCTGGGCAAGGATTCTCCGCGCCGCGTCAGGGCTACAAAGCTCGTCGCGGATGTAATCCCGGATGGAAACGAGGTCGTTCCGCGCTTCTCTGGAGACGATCACGCGGGCCATGTCAGACCTCCAGTCCGTCAAAGGCTTCATCGACGGTCAGGCCGCCCTCTTTGTGATAGGATTCAATCCCTTTGGACAGCTCTGCCAGAAGGCTGACGGTCGCCTGCAGCTTTTCATATTCGGCAAGGCTCTGCACGACATATTTCCCGCGCCCGTTTTTGGTCAGGTATACGGTGGCGCCCTGATCGCAGGAACGCAGCACTTCACTGTAGTTTTTCAGGTCGGAGATAGGGACGATGCTGGGCATGGAATCAGCTCCTTTCCGGTCTTAGTATACCCGTATTTATCATCAAATTCAACCCGAAATTCAGCGGCAATTCATGGCCGCTTCTTTTGATGCGATTGGCAGGTGAGAGAAGATGAGCGAAACCCTCCGCGACCTGGTGGTGTCCCTGTCGCTTCAAACGGACAACTTTACCCGCAACATCCGCTCTGTCCAAAAGCAGATCGCCGAAGCGGAGAGCCAGTTCCGCCTTGCCGCCGCGGGCGTGGAGGGCTTCGAGCAAAGCGCGGAGGGGCTGAGTACGCAGCTGACCACGCTCGAGCGGCGGCTCACGCTTCAGCAACAGGCTGTCACGCAGTACGAGCGCGCGCTCACCGCTGCCAACGACAAGCTGCAGGAGTGCTTTGCCCGGCAGGGCGACTACGCCCAGCGCCTCACCGACGCCAGAGCCGCCCAGGAAGCGCTTAAGGCACAGGTGGCCGCCGCCGCGCAGCAGGTACGCACTTTTTCGCAGACGCTGGGCGACGGCGACTCCGCCACCATCGCCGCGCGGGCCAATCTGGACGCGCTCAAGACCGAGTACCGCGCCTCCGTGCAGGAGGTCAAAAAGCTCGCCGGGCAGAACACGGCCCTCCAAAAGAGCACGCAAAGCGCCGCCGACACGGTGAGCACGGCAAACGTCAACCTCAACAACGCCCGCGCCGCCGTTCGGAGCACGCAGGCGGAGATCACCCGCTGCAACCAGTCCTTGCGTCTGGCGCAGACGAATTGGGACGCGGCGGGCCGCTCCATTGACGAGAGCCGCGCGGCCATCGCCACCTTCGGCAAGCAGATCGCGCTCGCCGAGAGCCGCTTCAAGCTCGCCACCGTGGGCATCAAGGATCTGGATACCAGCGTTACGGGGCTTGCCGCCAAACAGACGCTGCTCACCGAAAAGCTCGATTTGCAGCGCCGGAGCCTCACGCAGTACGAGGCGGCTTTGCAGGGCGCAAAGGAGCAGCTCAAAGCCGCACAGCAGGCCAACGACCCGGAAAAAATCCGTCAGGCAAACGACGCGGTCATCGACGCGGAAACCGCGCTGAACCGGGCCAAAACCGCTGTGGCAGCCACGCGGGTGGAGATCGAAAAGACCCATCAGCTGCTCGCCACCGCGAAGTCCGCCTGGACGGCGGCGGGCAAGTCGCTGGAGGACTTCGGCAAAAAGTGCGACGCAATCGGCAAGGGCCTGACCACCGCGGGCCGCGCGCTGACCACCACCGTGACCACGCCCGTGCTGGCCCTGGGCGCGACGGCCATCAAGGCGTCGCTGGACTTTGAGTCCACCTTCACCAGCGTGCGCAAGACCGTGGACGCCACCGAGGCGGAATTTGACGCGCTGGCCGCGTCTTCCAAGGCCATGTCCACGCAGATTGCCGCCTCCACCGGCGAGATCAACGAGGTCATGGCCACCGCGGGCCAGCTGGGCATCCGCAACGATTATCTGGTGGATTTTGCCCGCACCATGATCGACCTGGGCAATTCCACGGACATCGTGGCAAACGAGGCCGCATCCACGCTGGCGAAGTTTGCCAACATCACGAACATGGACCAGAGCCTGTTTGGCAACCTGGGCGCGACGCTGGTGGATCTGGGCAACAAGTTTGCCACCACGGAATCCTCTATCATGGAGATGTCGCTGCGTCTGGCGGCGGCAGGCCATCAGGTGGGGCTGTCCGAGGCGCAGATTCTGGGCTTTGCCGCGGCGCTGTCGTCGGTCGGCATCGAGGCCGAAATGGGCGGCTCGGCGTTTTCCAAGGCGCTGGTCAAGATGGAGGTGGCCGCGGCCACCGGCGGCGAGGCGCTGGAGGACTTCGCCCGCGTGTCCGGCCTGACGGCGGAGGGCTTCAAGTCGCTGTTTGAAAGCGACCCGGCCGGGGCGTTCCAGGCGTTCATCACGGGCCTTTCCCGGATGGACGAGGAAGGCGTTTCGGCCATCGCCACGCTGAACGACATCGGCATCGCGGAGGTCCGCCTGCGCGATACGCTCTTGCGCGCGGTCAACGCCAATGAGCTATTCGCCCGGACGCAGGACGTGGCCATCAACGCCTGGCAGGAAAACACAGCCCTCACCGAGGAGGCGGGCAAGCGCTACGCCACCACGGAAAGCCGACTCATCAACCTCAAAAATACAGCGATCCTCTTCGCCCAGCAGCTCGGCGACGATTTGAATCCCACGATTCAACGCCTCATCGACGGCGCGGGCGACCTCATGAAAGGCTTCCTCGACATGGACGAGGCCCAGCGGATGCAGATCATTCGCATGGCCGCCTATGCAGCGGCCGCGGGGCCGATGCTCCTTACCCTGGGCAAGGTGACAAAGGGCGTCGGCACGCTCTCCACTGGCATCGGCAAGTTTGCCACCGCTGTGGGTAAGGCAGGCGGCGGCTGGTCGGGATTCCTTTCGGTACTCGCCAAGTCTCCTGCCGTCTGGCTGGCGGTCGCCACGGCGGTGGTGGCGGGCACGGTCGCACTGGCGGATTACCTCTCCGGCGCGAAGCAGGCGCGCGAGGCGCTGGAGGCCATGAACGAAACCGCGAAGAAGTGGAAGGACACCGCCGCCGAAACCCTCTACGGCAAAAGCGAAGGCCTGTCCTTTTTCGGGATGAGCGAAAGCGACTTTGTGCGTCAGACGCAGTCCGCGCAGGAATGGCTGGACGGGCTGATCAAGGTCTGGACAGACGGCGAGAAGGAAACCGATGAGATCGTGGCGCAGTGGACGGAGTCGTTCAAAAACCTCACGGCCTCCACCCGTGAGGAGCTGGCCGCGCTCAAGGCCGCGGCGGACGAAAGCGGCTATGCGGGCGTATCCGACCAGTTCGCCGCCGATATGGCCACGCTGGATGCGCTGGACGCGGAGCTTGCAGCCCTGCTGAAGCGCCGCCAGAACGGCTATTTCTCCGATGCCGACCAAATCCGCCTGCAGGAGCTGATCGACACGCGGGAGGCCATTGAAGTCAAGTACAGACTATCCCCGGCGGACGCGGACGGCTTTGACACCATCCGTCAGAAGCTGGAGGCCGAGGTGGCGCGGGCGCAGGCGCGCGGTAAGCAGGATGCCGATGTGACGGTATATGAGAACGCCGTCGTTGCCGCCGCACAGGGGCTGGCCGCCATGAACGCGGAGATCGACGCGCAGTACGACAAGGAGTACGCGCTCATCCAGCTGATCGAGGACAGCACCGAGCGGCAGAATGCCATGGAAGCGCTCAACGCGCAGTACAACGAGAACCGACGCGACGCCGCGCTGGAATACGCCGCGCTGCTCAGCGACGTGGTGCCGAAGGTCTGGGCACAGGCCGATATTCAGCAGGCGGCTTCGGACGTGGATACCCTGACGCAGAAGCTGCGGGAGTACAGCGCGGCGGGCGAAACCGAAAAGCCCGCCCTGCTGGAGGACCTCAGCGCCATCGCCGCGGCCATGGACGAGGGCGCGATGACCGAATACCTCGCCATGCTCACGCAGATCCAGTCCCTTTTGGACAGCGGCCTGTCGGAGAGCGAGATTCAGGCCATGTTCCCGGAGATCGACTTCACCACGGCGCTGGAGCAGATCGCCGCCATCCAGACGTTCCTGAACAACCGCGAGGTGGAACTGCCGGGGCTTTCGGAGATGTTTGGCGACGCGCTGCCCGAAGAGGTGCTGACCATCGCCACGAACCTCGATATGACCGGCGCGCAGGAGCGGTGGGACACCTTCGCCGCGGATCCCGGCGCGATCACGACGGACGCGATCATTGCCGAGCTGCGCGAGGACGAGAACACGAAGCGCATACAGCCGCAGGTGGAGGCGTTTATCGCCAAATACACGGAAGTGCCGGAAGGCGCGGACAAGGCGGAGCTGACGCCGGAGGGCCTGATCGCCTACGTCAGCACATACGCGGAGGCGACCACCGGCGCGGACGTGTCCGGCCTGACGCCCGAAAACGTCACGGCCATGGTCAGCGCGTACCGGGAGCTGGCCGCGGGAGCCGATGTCTCCACCCTCAAACCCGACGAGATTACCGCATACATCTCCGCCTATCTGGAGCAAAGCGGCGTGGACACCAGCGGCCTGACCCCGGATGGCCTGACCGCCTTTGTGCTGGCCTATCAGGAGGTCGCGGGCGGCTCGCTGACCACGGCGCTTACGCCCGACGACATTACGGCCATGGTCGCCCGATACATGGAAGCGGAGAACATCGACCTGTCGGCTCTGTCACCGGATCAGGTGGAGGCCGTCGTCAGCGCGTTTGCGGAAGCCACGGGCTGCGACAAATCCACGCTGCTTCAGGACTTCACGGCCTATATCGCAAGATACGACGATACCAACGCCCAAAAGCCCACGCTCAGCGTCAACGTGGGCATCTACGGCTATGACCTGATCGCCTACCGGAAGTTTATCGAGGAAAACCCGGTGGAGGTACAGGGCATTGTGAAGCTGGGCGAGTTCTTTCAAAACCCCGCCGACGCGCTGCTCGACCCTAAGACGAAATTCTGGCAGGAGGGGCAGGAGATCCCCGTGCAGGCGGTGCCCACCGAGTTGCTCACCGCCGACAAGGTGGCGGTGCTCGACGAGGACGGCACGCTGCATGTGCTCATCGCCCCGGATGTGACCGGCGCGCAGGAGGCCATCGCCAATCTTCGCTCGGAGGTGGCCGAGGTGGATCAGCTCGGCGTGAGCGCGCTGGGCAAGGCCGCGGGACTGTTGCCCGAGACGAATCTCGATCTGATCGAGTCCGCGCTCTCCCGCCTGAAGTCCTATCAGGAGACGCTGGATTACAGCGCCTGGGACAAATTCTGGGCCAGCGTGTTCGGCGCGTCTACGGACAGGGGCAAGCTGGACACCAGCATGAAGCTCGACTTTCCCGCCGAGCGTGTGGCGGAGCTGTCCACCTATGTGGCGGAGATCGTCGCGGCCATCCAGCAGGGCCAGCAGGTCAAGCAGGAGGACCTTGACAACCTGCAAGCCATCCTGACGTTTTTGCAGGAGCTGGACACGGCCGAGGTCGGCACGCACATTCTGGAAGGCGTGGGGGAGGGCATGACGGCGGCGGGCTGGGACAGCGATGCGGAGACGGTCGCCGCCAATCTGGAAGCCGCGCTGAATCTGGCACTGGGCATCCATTCGCCCTCCGAGCGCGTCAAGCCCGTGGGACAGAACGTCTCCGCGGGCGTGGGCGCGGGCATGACGGAATACGACTTTGCCACGGATGCGGCGACGCTCGCGGCCTCGCTGGACGCGGCGGTCGGCCTGGCCCTGCCGCAAAACGCGCTGACGGCCTACGGCACGGCGGCCATGACCGGGCTGGCGCTGGCCATGACGGGTTACAGTATGAGCGCCACGGGCGCATCGGTCGGCGCAAATGTGCGCAGTGCGGTGAATGCCAGCCTGAACGGCTCGACGCTGCGCTCCGCGGGCGTGAACGCCATGGCAGGGCTCACAGCGGGCATTAACGCGGGTCGCAGCGGCGTGATTTCCGCCATGCGCTCCGCTGCCCGGGCCGCCGTCAACGCGGCCAAGAGCGAATTGAAGATCAAGTCCCCCTCGCAGGTGTTCGAGGACGAAGTGGGCGTGATGACCATGCGTGGCTGGGGCCGGGGCGTGCTCAAGGAGAGCAAAGCGCAGGCGAAGATCATCCGAAACGCCGCGCGTTACCTGACCGGAGAGGCGCAGGCCGGGAGTATCCAGACCACCAGCAACGACAACCGGCGCACCTACAATAGCAGCGTCAGCTCCACCATTCAGGTGCAGCAGCTCGTGGTGCGTAACGAACAGGACATCCACGCATTGGCGGAGGAGATCGCCGCGCTCACGCGCAGGCAGCAGCGGGGAAAGGGGATGAGGATGGCATGAACGACTGGTTTGAGTGGAACGGAAAACGCTGCACGGAATACGGCATCCGCGTTTCCGAGCAGCCGCCTTTGACGTTGCCCGCGGAACGCGTTACGTTTACCGACGTGCCGGGGCGCTCCGGCAGCCTGACCACGCTTGAGGGCGAGGACGTATATGAGGACGTGGTGCTGACCGCCCAATGCTTTATTCAAAGCGGCGCACGGGTTCCCGAGATCGCCGCGTGGCTGCGCGGCAGCGGCACCGTTACCTTTGCCAACCGGCCGGGCGGGTTTTATCACGCAAGGGTGGTCAACCAGATTCCCTTTGAGAAGATCCTCCGCGGCAATCCGCATTTGGCCTTTGCGGTCAACTTCCGATGCAAGCCCTTCTGGTACCTGAGAGATGTCGCGCCCATTCCCCTGACGCAGAGCGGTTCGTTTGTCGAAAATCCCGGCAGTGTTTTCGCCGAGCCGGTCATCACCGTCTACGGAACGGGTGCGATCACCCTCATGGTGGGCATGTCCATCACGGAGCTGGAGGACATAGCGGGAAACATCACGCTCGACACGCCGCTCATGGAGGCGTACAGCGGAACAACCTCCATGAACAGCGCCATGAGTGGTGACTTTCCTGTGCTTTTGCCGGGGCTGAATGCCGTGAGCTGGACGGGAAGCGTGAGCAGCGTGGTCATTGAGCCTCATTGGCGGCATCTGTAAGGACTATCGTATTGCAATTCGCAATACAAGACGGTATAATGCTCTTGAGAGGTGGTACCGATATGGCCAGCAAGAGCGCAAACGTTATGGTGAGAGTGGAACCGGAAATCAAAGTGCAGGCAGAAGCGGTGTTGGATAAACTGGGTCTGCCGGTATCTGTGGTTATTAACTCTCTGTATCGGCAAATCATCATGCAACATGGGCTTCCATTTGCGTTGACCATTCCTGGGAATCTTTCGGTTCGGAATCAGACAATGGCTGCGCAGTTTGATGCTGTGATGGAAAAAGAGTTGCCTGAGGCGTAAACCGGAAAAGAGATGGATTTGGACGAATCCCTGAGCAGAGCAAGACAAGAGCGCGGGATGAACTGCTGGGTAAAGCTGACGCAGAACGCCATGAAACAAAAGCAGGGGATTGTTGAATATATTTAGGGAATGTTGCGGATTCCAGGAAGAACATAGAAAATTAACTGCACAGGCGTTGTCTCAGGCAATTTACAATGATATAATATAGCACAATGCTTGCAGAATGTTTTTCGAGACAGTGATTTGGAGAGGAGGATGCTGACCATGCTTGCTCCGAGCAAACTGTTTTCTGAAAGAACGCATAAAAACAGTATTTATAACATTCAGCCGATCAGCAATATTCTCTCCGTAGTTTCCCACGGGATTCTTTCTTACAATCGGGCTGCAAAAATGGCGCACAAATCAATTGCCATGTCCGATGTACAGAGCCGGCGCGATAACGTTGTTATTCCGAATGGCGGCCATCTTCATTCTTATGCGAATGCCTATTTTAATCCGCGCAATCCAATGATGTATAAGCGCAAGGATATGGCAGAAACTTTGTGTGTACTGGCTATTTCGGCATTGGTCCTTGATTGCGCGGGAACGATCATTTCGGACGGAAATGCTGCCAGTGCATATAGTCGTTTCTATTCTCCGCAAGATGGAATCCAAAAGCTAGATTTTTGTGAAATCTATGGTCAATGGTGGCTGGACGAAGATTCGTATGAACAAATGAAGCGAAAACGTATTAAGTGCGCGGAAATACTGGTGCCGGATGTAATTGCGTATGAGTATATCATCGGCGCTATTGTCGTGAATGAACAGGCGAGACAGGAATTGATTCTGCAGGGGTTCGAGAAAAAAATTGTTATCGAACCAAAGACATTTTTTCGAAAGGAGGGGTAAAGGTGAAAATATTGCTGGGGAATATTTTTGACAGCAAGTGCAGCACACTGGTAAATACGGTCAACTGCGTAGGCGTTATGGGTAAGGGAATTGCTTTGGATTTTAAGAAGAAGTATCCCGGTATGTTTGACGAGTATCAGACGCTTTGCAAAGAGGGGCGTGTAAAACCGGGGCAGCCCTATCTTTATCGCGACCTGGCCGGCAATTCCATTATCAATTTTCCCACGAAGGACAACTGGCGTTCTCCCTCTAAGTTCTCGTATATAACCAAAGGCTTGAAATGGTTTCAGCAGTCATACCAGGAACTGGGGATAACATCTGTTGCCTTCCCTCCTTTGGGATGCGGAAACGGAGGTCTAAAATGGGACGATGTTGGTCCCGAAATGTATCGCGCACTAAAAGATTTGCCTATAGAAATTGAGATTTATGCACCCTATGGGACGCCCAAGGAAAAATTGACTTTTCAGTATCTAGAGCAGGCAGGGACAGCCAGCGAGACACTTAAGGGGGTGAAGCGCGCTTCCTTTAATGATAAATGGCTGTTGATCCTTGAAGTGGTACGTCAGGTAAATGCACAACGCTATTCGCTGCACGTTGGCAGGGTCATTTTTCAGAAAATCTGCTACGTGCTGACTCGCTCTGGAATTCAGACCGGCTTTACCTTCATCAAGGCAAGCTACGGCCCATACTCAGCGGAGGTTAAGGAAAGCATCACGACTTTGTCCAATGCCAATTTGATGGTCGAGAGTCAGCATGTCGGACAGAACATGGTGGAAACGCGAGTAACGCCCAATTTCGCATTTGATCCTTCTCTATATACCAGCGATGAACTTCAATGCCTGAATAAAACCGTGGATCTGTTTTGCAGAATTAAAAATACAGATCAGGCTGAAATGATGGCAACCGTCATGTTCTCCTACGACAGGCTCAAGCTTCGGAATGCAGAAGTGACGGAGGAAGATGTGCTCCGTGACGTACTGGATTGGAAAAAACGCTGGGTTGGTGTAAAAGAAGATGAAATCAGGCATACGATTCGTGACCTGTCCATTCTCGGATGGCTTCAGCCGAAAATCAGCTTTCCTGTTGAGGAGGAATACTGAGGAACCTGGTCGTTGCATAATAGAGGAAAAGGATGACTGCTTTCTCTCTGCTGAATAGAGGTATCACAAGCAAAATTGGACAAAGCGCCTGTTGCGAAAGCAGGCGCTTTTCCTGTGCCCCGAAGGGAGGTAATCCCCATGATTTGCGTATACCCCGCCGCCTGCACGGACTTCTCCGGCAATGGGCTGGGCGTGGTGCGGCCGCAGTCCTGCACAGTCACCGAAACCCTCAACGGCGAATGGGAGCTGACCCTCGTCCATCCCATCGACGAATACGGGAAATGGACGCGGCTGAGTGAGGGCAATATCCTGCGCGCGCCGGTGCCCGCCGCCATGACGCCCCGCATCCGGATTTCCGTGCCGGGCGAGGATACGCGCCGCGATGTGTATCAGGTGGATACGGATACGCCCGAAGCCTCTGTGCGGGGCGGTACGCTGCGCCTACGCACCGGACCCGGCGAAGGATATTCCGTGCTCAAACAGTACCCCAACGGAACTGAGGTACAGCTGCTTTCCAGGACCAACGCACAGTGGTACGAGGTGGTGCTCCCGGACGGAAAGCGCGGGTACATGGCAACGGCGTTTCTGCGCTATGTCCGGACGGAGGGGTCCGTATCCGAGGCGGTCAACGCCGTGGTGGACGCCCGCCAGCTGCGCGACCAGCCC